GTCATTGGGATTGCCTCCAATCGCTTAGATAAGTCCTCCTCAACGCGCTTAGTTTCCTCAAAAAAAAAACTGCCCAGGGCCATGCCATAATAATAGGTAGATTATCAATAGCTTTTTTAATGGGTTCTAGCTTAGCGCTGTCAAATTTACCGTCTATTGAGGGCTGCGCATATATAGCGATGACATCGGACACGATCTCGCGCATATCCTCAGCGCCTTGAATTGCATTTTTAACCATAGCTTTCTGGCCATACCTTGCAAAGTTGATGTCTTTGGGGAATTTAATTTGATGACCTAAAATGTTTAGCGGCTTTCTGGCTAAGTGGTTTAAGTCCTCTGGCATGTCTTTTATGCTCTGGTAAACGTGTTCAATCGCGGGGCTGAGGTCTGCTTCTGTGTTCTCTAAATATCCCAAATCAATACCAGATAATACGCTTAATAATTCAAGGTCTGACACGTTAGGCCTCAGCGCTGCCCATTGTTTGACGGTTAGTTCTTCCCATGAATCAGGTATTTGACCGCCAATAATATCATCATCGTAATGTATTTTAAATCTTTTCATCGTATTGTCACAGCCCCCCTTAGTGCATAGCTTAGCGCGTATCTGGTAGCGTCCACGCTGTGGTTTGCCCTGTCCAAACAAATATCAGTTGGATTATTGTTTTCATCTAGCTTGTATTTATACTCTCTAAACTCTTTAATGGTTTCTAGGCTTTCCTCATGTATAAATATTTGGTGAGTTCTAATAAATCCTAAACCCTGTCTAATGGAATCTTTGCCCTTCTTAGCGGGCTTTATTCTTATTCCTCTATTTCTAAGTTCTTTAATTGTCCTTACTTCATTATCAGCGTATACCTTATGCACTCCTATAGCGTGCAGTTCCTCAGCTATGTCTTTTAATAGCATTTTAGTTCTAAAAAATATCTGTTCAATATAAATTCTATCTTCTACCTTCGTAACTTTTACGCATACCGTGGGATCGTTATAACCAAAATCAAGGCCGTAAAATACTTTACCCTGTGGCACATCTTGGCAAATGTTAATCTTCTCAAAGACTAGGTTTCTAGATTGCACCCATTGCCCTTTTGAATATACATTGTATAAGTCTATATCTGTTTTAGCTAGTCCCTCTATTTCATTAACCATTTTTATAGGTATGTGAGGATTATCTTTATAAGTGCTTATATCAAGTTTCACGTCTTGATCTGGCCATTTCATGCGGTCATCTTCTAGATATGTTTTTACCCAATTATCAACGCCGCTAGGGTTATAATCTAATATCATAAAATGAGTGCATCTCATTATAATCTGGTTAAATGATTCAAACGGAATACCAGAGTTTGCCTCATTAATATATGCTATTGTTGATTGTCTACCCCTTAGCTTTGCACTATTTAGGTCGTCCGTACTAAAAAACTGAACGGTTCTATTTTGATACTCCAACTCGAGCAACGTCTTTCGATGGTCAATAAAATTATACATCTGCATTGAATGAAGAATTTCTACGTAGTCTTTATAACTACTCGCGCGAAGGCTTGGGAGCGTCTCGCGAACAATTGAGCAAATGCCTGTAGGTATATGTTGTTTACCAAAGTATCCAGATATTTGCCATATAGCAATAGCCTGTAATATTGACCAAGTTTTAGAAGACCTAGCACCACCCCGAAAACAATTAATCCTCTTCTGGCTTGTCCACAGGCTTTGAAATACTCTCGTATGTTGTAATTGTATTGTTCTCATCTGGATAAATTATTTTTATTTGTGCGGCGTTATCTGAGATTGGCTCAAATGGTATTCGCATAATTTTGGCTTTCTTAAATTCGAGCAAGTTAGCCCAAAATAAAAGCCTATCTTTTGGCGTCAAGTCGTGGATATCATCCTCAACTTTTGCCTCCAATAGTTTTATCGCTTCTTCTACGTTCATAATATCTAAGTCGTTTTAAAAATGAAATGTAATTTTCTTTTTGTATCCTCTTTTCTAGGTATTCCTTCCGCGCTAGTTCGTAGGTTTCAAAAGGATCAATCGCGGGTTTGTATGAGTAAAAGTCTTTCAAAATCGTGTAAGTTTAGTGAAACAATAGTCCCTTTATTATTACGCTTATGGTAAACGACAGGCACTTTTTTTGTAGGCATCCTTTTCAAGATGTCATGTAAGCTAGGTTTTAATTTCTCTACGGCTTTGCATTGTATATAAAAGTCAGTATTGTCTATTATATCAACGCCTAAATCATCCATGCGCTTGCTTTCTGATCTGCTAGTCACAGCGTCATAGCCTAACTCCTTTAGCCTGTTGACTATTTGCAACTCATATGCGTGGCCTTTTGCTCTGCTGTTTATCATTTCTGAGTAGTTACTTTAGCCAATGCCTCCCTAAGCGTCAAAGTTGACCTATCCCCTTGAGATCCTTTGAGATCAAGATGCGCATTTTCGCGCTCTCTTGCTATCTTATCTAGCTTATCCATTATACTCTCGCGTATCTGGGTAGGCGTTATCCTTCCAAAGACCTTGACTTTGCCTGTTTTAAAGTCGTTTATCACGTCTACAAAAACAGAAAGCGGCTCGTATTGGAACTCTCTATAAAAGCCGTCCATCATCCCCGATAACGCTTCAACATCCACGTCATGATAAAGATTACAAACGCTGTACATAGCAGCGCTAACAGCTGTTTTAACAGCCTTAGCCTCTGGAACTTCACGAATTATAGTGGTCAATGATGTATTCAAAGGCAGCCCTATGCCTTGACTTTCTTGTCTGGATAATTTCGTCATAATAAGACTCGTTAAATAAATAAGTAAATGGATTTTTGCGATACCTTTTATCTGGTGTAGACTCCACGTAATTAACAACGTGATAAATACATTCTTGGCGTGTCATTGGGTCGAGCTTTTGCCATGCTTTTAAGCATTTTTTACGATCTATTTTTTTATCATATAGTTCCCAAAATTCCTCGAATGAAGGGCCTATGTCTGGTTCTCCGTTTTGCGTACTCATCCTTCGAATGGGTCGTCGCCTGTGATCAATTTCTCTAGCTTAATGCCCATCAAATCATATTCGAATTTAGCAGCCTCTGGTAGTTCCTTTTTAGGCTTAGGGCTTACGGTGTACTTGGTCTCTAGTGCGTCTCCTGTGCGCGTTATTTTGAGGTCATACTCGCGTGGGTCGCCCCAATCTGAATCGTTAATTAAATTCATGATAGCCTCTTGAATAGTGCGTTGATTTATCTGCCATATCTGAACAGCGTTAGCCTCATAGTTCCACACAGCGCACGCCCAAAAATGTTTGGCTTTTTGTGTCGCGTGTTCGTCTCTAATTTCATCAAAGTTGTTACATCTCACGGGCTTTTCTGTGCCGTGCATTGGCTCCCACCATTCATAGCCTGTTATTGGATCGCCTAAAAATCTGAGTATTGTATCGCCTTTAAGGCATTTTGTGTAGCCGCCACCGCTTGGCTTTGGCGCTTGGTAATCGTTTGGTAAAAAAGTCATATTAGTCTGTTTTTAAAATATTAATAATCAATTGTTTTAAAGTAATACCCTCCACGGCCGCCCTAACTTTGAGAGCGGTATGGAGTTCTTCTGGTAGCTCTATATTAATCCTCATATATGTACTGTTGATCTCTAATAGTTTTAAGAGCAAATTTTAAAGCAGCATCTAAATTTTTATCCGTATCTTGACTTGCTGATATGGAACCTTTAAAAAATGCTGCCTCTAAAATTGCTTTGTATAAATCTTCTGATATTTTATAAGTTTTTGAGTCATTCATAATAGTCTATTTGTCTGTTTGTTTTTACAAACATAACTAAACTTATTTAAATAACAAGACTTATTAAAAAATATTTATACTTTGAAGAATGGCGCAGCGATTTTCTGGCCATTTGTGGTCTTAGTTTGCCACTCTGGGTAAGTGGTAGACTTATCATTTAAGAACAAACCGACAGCCGCTTGGTAGTTTAGGGCTATTGAGTCAGATTGGTTCTTTTTAGTTCTTACGGTTGAATTTCCTGAGGTCTCTGTGGCGTCTTGATTTAGACTGCCTACACCGTAGCGCCCCACATTGGTATTCTGTTGTAATATAAATTGACCATAACAGAAATAAATCGCTGCTATTTTAAGGCCGTTTTGTCTCACGGTTATTCCATTGCTGTTCGTATAGTCAGAACCGAACCATAAGTCTGTAAAGCGTTGTGATCCAAATTGATTACTAGAAACCGTATAGTCATTTAATAGTAATAGGTA